TGCATCAATAGTACATTTGCATCAATAGTACATTTGCATCAATAGTACATTTGCATCAATAGTACATTTGCATCAATAGTACATTTGCATCAATAGTACATTTGCACCAGTAAAACTGTAATAATTCTTAACATAAAGCTTTAGATTTATTTAAGAATTGACACTTGAACAAATTGGAATTTTTTACTACATTACAACTAAGCGCTCAACCTAGGCGCTTCACTTTACCAATCGCATCACCTATTATGGCTTCCCTAATTACTTCAACTAAAACAGTTAAAGAACTGCTAGAATCCAATGATTATTTCAATTTGGAGGATTCCTGCGTTGATTTTTTTATAGAAAGATATGGGGACGTATCTGCTCAAGATTCTTCTCTAGTTAACTATTTGAATAGTGATTTTATTAACCTTGATATGTGCTGGGATATAGATTTAATAGATTTTTATAAAGCTAACGAAGAATCAATCTTAGGTTGGGTTGATAAGATTTGTTATGTTTATGGCTACAGTTCAAGGTTCGAGCTTATATCTGGGGAAAATATCGAAACCCCGGATCTGATGGCTTGCGCATTAGTGAATCAAGCAATGACCTATCTTGGCATAGAAATCTTTAATCAAGTAAGGGGATTAAGCTAATGATTTCAATCCTATGGGAAATCACCGACACTTTCGGTGATCAACCTAACTATGCTTGGGTAAGACGAGGGATTACACAGCTAAAGAATAATGCAAGCAAGCTTGCTGTTATGCGCGCAGTTAAACGGGATTTAGGTCTTAGTGGTGTTCGATGTCGGGTGGCTGATTATGGCGATATGGTAGAATTAAAGCCTTATGGTGCTTGTATTGTAGCAAGCTTCAGATTTATTTAAGAATTCTAAAACTAAATAAAATTCTTTTCGCTTGGGTACCCTAGGGTACCCTTGCGATTTAGTTAATCTGTACTGGCGGCCCTGGGAACCTACTGATACATTTCACAATACTTCTACATTACTACATAAGGGGGGTAGGGGTCGATTTATTGTAAGATAGTGCAAAAGTACCTAAAAAATACAAAACGTGTCAACTGCGCCAAATCTATCATTACGTTACGCACAAGGCCAAGTATTTAATGATCGTAGTCGTTTCCGTGTTTTAGTAGCAGGAAGAAGGTTTGGCAAATCCTATTTAGCTTGTATTGAATTATTGCGTGGAGCGATAGAACATCCGGGTGAAACATTTTTTTATGCAGCACCAACCTATCGAATGGCAAAGGACATTGCCTGGAAAACATTAAAAAAATTAGTACCTTTAGCATGGATAAAAACAAAAAACGAAACTGATTTAAAGTTAGAGTTAGTAAATGGCAGCACAATAGAATTAAAGGGTACAGAAAATGCAACAGCTTTACGAGGTAGAAGTTTATCTGGTGTAGTATTAGATGAAGCTGCATTTATGGATCCTGAAGTATGGTTTGAAGTAATACGTCCTTCACTTGCAGATAAACAAGGGTGGGCTTTATTTATTTCTACACCAGATGGGACAGCATCATGGTTTTATGATCTTTGGTGTTATGCGGAAGAAGCTGAAAAAGATTGGAAACGCTGGCAGTTTACAACAATTGATGGTGATAATGTACCAGAAAAAGAGATTGAAGCTGCGCGAAGTCAATTAGATGCACGCACATTCCGGCAAGAATTTGAAGCAAGTTTTGAAAATTTAAGTGGTTTAGTCGCAATTAACTTTAGCGAAGCAAATATAAGTGTTGAAATCAAAGATATCCCAGTGCTTCCATTATTAGTAGGTCTTGATTTTAACGTATCACCTATGTCAGCTGTATGTGCAGTTAAGTATCAATCTGAATTATGGGTATTTGATGAAATAATTCTTACTGGAGGTGCTACAACCTGGGATTTTTGCGAAACTCTAATAGACAAATATGGCATGGAGCGTAGAATTATTACTTGTCCTGATCCAACGGGCGCAGCACGTAAAACATCGGGCGTTGGTGTAACAGACCATGCAATTTTGCGTAAAGCAGGTTTAACTGTATCAACTCCTCGTTCCCCGTGGAAAATACGAGATAAGATCACGTGCGTAAATATGGGTTTATTGGATGCAACAGGAACGCGACGAATTAAGATCCACCCTCGCTGCGTGGAACTCATCAAAAGCCTGCGAACATTAACTTATGCAACAAATACAAATACACCAAATAAGAGCTTAGGCGTAGATCACTCTTTCGACGCTTTAGGTTACATGTGTTTACAAGTATTTAATTTAGCAAAGCCAGAAAAAATGGGCTCAACAGATTTCCGCGTCTGGTGAGCTATACTAGAATTATCCGCTAGTATTGTGATGGCAAAAGCGGACATGACCCAACCAAAAAAGAAAACCTCCGGAAAAAAGTAATGACTGTCACTACCACGATATGCACTGGAGAGTGTACAGGTCTAAACATTGATTTTGAAATAGATGTATTAGAAGTAACAATGGTATTTCCATTACCAGACAGTTCTTATAACATTTCCTCTTTAGTCCATCGTTTAATAGATGGTATTGAAGTGATTGTAGGACAAGAAGAAGACGCATAAAGCCCATGACTTATATCGGCGCAGTCGGCACTGTCAGCAAAAGCATAAGCGACACACCATTTACACGGTCACTGGAAGCGATTGCAATGACATCGAGCTGGAATGCAATGGCAGCAGTAACGCTAGGTTCTGATTTTATCCGTAGTCAATCTTCAAGTTACTTACCGCAGGAACCGCGTGAAAGTGATACAGCGTATGAAGCTCGCGTTGCTCGTTCCGTCCTATCCCCCTATACACAACGAATTATTGAAACAGCCGCTGGAGCAATTTTGCGTAAACCGATCCATATTGAAGGAGATGATTATTGGAAAAAGTTTGCGGAAAACGTAGATGGTTTAGGTTCAGATTTAAATGAATTTGCCCGTCGAATATTGGTTTCAAGTTTAACTTATGGCCATAGTGCAATTTTAGTAGATTACCCTCCAGCCAGTAGGGCATTAAGTTTAGCAGAAGAAAGAGCACTGGAACGCCGGCCATATTTTGTACCAGTAGAAGCTCCACAGATATGGGGTTGGCGACAAGAGACAACATTACCTACATCACCATTAATACAAGTCCGTATCCATGAATATACAACTCAACCGCAGGGAGATTTTGGTGAAACACAAGTAGAACAAATGCGTGTAATTTACCCAGGTAGCTATGACTTATATATTCAAGGTCAACAAAGTTTTATTTTACATGAATCTGGAAAGTTTACATTACCCCAAATCCCTTTAGTACCAATCTATTCTAATCGTTTGGGAATGCTTCGTTCTTTACCACCTTTATTAGATATTGCAAATCTTAACATAACACATTATCAACGCCAAGCAGATTTAATCCATGCCTTACATGTAGCAGCGATGCCTATTTTAATCTTAGAAGGCTGGGACACAGACACTAATGAAGTATCCGTAGGTGTAAATTACGCTTTAGCGATGCCTCCAGGAAATAAAGCATATTATGTACAATCGGACGCAAGTAGTTTCGCAGCACAAGCTGAGGAGATTAAAGCACTTGAAACTCAAATGTCAACATTAGGAATTACAAAATTATTTGGTCAAAAGTTTGTATCAGAATCAGCAGATTCAAAACGTATCGACCAAGCACAATCCAATTCTGTTTTAGCTGTTTTAAGTATGGAAGTATGTTCCGGCCTAAAACAAGCATTTGCATTAGCTTCCGAATATGTAGGAATCCCAGCACCTGAAGTTTATTTAGATCGTGATTTTGATTTCTACCGTTTAATAGGTCAGGATATAACAGCCATAACAGATTTAAACACGAAAGGTAAACTATCAGATGCAACTCTGCTAGAAATCCTACGACGAGGCGAAATTCTACCGGATGATCTAAGCATTGAGAATGAACTGGAGCGCCTCAATGGCATCGAGGTTTCTACTACAAAAGAGCTAAACTATGAAAGTCCTGCCGAAACTTAATTTTCCGTGTCTGAACAACAACTCGAAGTGGTTCCCGTGGAACCTGTTACTGAACAGCCTGTGGCTGATCCAACAGATTTGACACAACAAATCGAAGCATTACGTTCAAAGAACAATCAATTGATTGGCGAACGCCGAAAAGATAAGGAAGCACGAGAAGCCCTACAAAGTCGTTTAGACGAAATTGAAACAGCCCAACAGCAAGCCCAACAACAACATTTAGAAGAATCCGGTGAATTTCGAACATTATGGGAAGAAGCACAAAAAACAAATGCTGAACTACGTGTTCAACTACAAGACCGTGAGCAACGCATCAATGAGATGGAAACGAACTATACCCGTGAAAAATTAAAAGCACGTACTATATCAGATCTAACCAGCGCTGGAGCGTTAGCACCTGATCAACTTTACAAATTACTACAGGATAATATTCAACTAAAAGATGATACATTGG